ACAAGTTCAAACGCAGGGACGCACTCAAGAAATCACTGAAACCAAAGAAAGTGGCCACGTCAAAACGTGCCAAACCAAAAACACCCTTCCTAAAGAAGATATCTCCAAAAGGACCTAAACGCAAATAAGGTTGACATAAAATCCATATGGTAGTATAATGCTAGTATGGATTTAATGATCGACATAGAAACACTAGCAACAGGCCCAGACGCTATGATTATGACCATAGCGGCTCAGGTCTTTGACCCACTATCCACTGGCTGGCCTGACAGGCATTTCTATGCTAGAGTAACACCCGAAAGCCAACCAAATCGTAAGACAGATGACAACACCATTGAATGGTGGGCACATCAAGTTCCAGAAGCACAGCGAGAAGTATTTGAGGAAGTAGGTCGCAGAGATCTACACGAGTGCTTGGATGAACTAGGCAAACTGATATGGCAAAGCAACAGGATATGGGCAAACGGGCCTACATTTGATATGAACATATTGGAACACGCTTATAAAGAACTTGGTGTTAGTTTGCCCTGGAAGTTTTGGAATGTCCGTGATGCTAGAACAGTATACGCACTTTGGCCTGATTGTCCTCAAGCTAAATCAGCAAGCCACCACGCATTAGATGACTGTAAACGACAAATTACAATGCTACAAGACTGTATCAAACATCTAGGAATCACAAAACTAAAATGATCATAGCCATAAGCGGACTCATAGGATCGGGCAAGGATACGGTAGCAGACTACCTAGTTAACATACACGAATACAGGCGAGAGAGTTTCGCAGGCAATCTCAAGAATGCCATGTGCGAGATATTTGGATGGGATCGTGACATGCTAGAAGGTCGTTCAAAATCTAGTCGTGAATGGCGTGAACAGGTAGACGAATGGTGGGCAGAACGTTTAGGTATTCCGCACCTAACACCTAGATGGATTCTACAGCACGTTGGCACAGATGTCATCAGAGGACACTTCCATGATGATATGTGGTTAGCAAGTTTAGAGAACAAACTACGCAAGACAGATGACGATATCGTTATTTCAGATGTCCGTTTTAAAAACGAAGTTAAGATGTTAAAAGATCTGGGTGCTGTTTGTATTGAAGTTACCAGAGGTGATAGACCCGGTTGGTATCAGCATGCCGCGGCTAATGATGTTAGGACATTGGAAAAGTTAGGAGTGCATAGATCCGAATACGATTGGATCGGCACAGACTTTGATGCCACACTGGATAACAACGGATCGTTAGACGATCTATACCAACAGGTAGAACTTCTACTTAACCAGCCTGCCTAGTCAAGAAGTTGACCCTGGTGTTGCTGGGTTTAAAGTACTCATCGACTGTGGTCACAACAGTTTCAATATCAAACTGCTTACAACTGAACACATCAAGATAGAGATCTCCGGTAGAGTCAATGAAGTGAGCAACTATCGTGGATGTCACGATGATCTGTACGGCAGTCAGTCCTGCCTTGTCCGGGAACTCGGCGGCAGTGTATTCCACCCTTGTCTCTCCGATGGGCTTCATGTCAATGCGTTTCATGAGCTCCTTGATGAACTCCTTGACCCCGTCGATGTCCTTGATGCTGTCTCGGTCACAGTCATGACAGTCCAGCGTTAAGTGATATCCCCAATATTGTGATGCCATATGTTACTCCTTAAATGATTACTTATCTGGTGTTAGGTCACCAAGTTTCCAATTTGATTCTCTGTGCACTATGGCAGAACAATTTAAACAGACGCTACGCAAATTCAATAGGTCAGCGTTGTTAAGATTACCGTCCATATGATATACCATTATCTGACTGCCGTGCTTGGCACGGAAACCGCATAGGTCACAAGTACCTTTTTTGGCATACCCCTTGCTTCTCCATCTAGGTTCGGGAAGTCGTATCTTACGATTCCTATTGATGCAGACCATGCAACGGCTACGATAGTATGTCTTATCGTTGCGTTTGTAGTTAATGGCACACATGTTATGCTTACAGGCACCGCAGATAGGTCTTTTCATATACGATATTTATAAAAGTTAAACCTTTATAAAGGCTCTTTAATACCGCAAGATTACAGCGAATTGAATAAATATTCGTAACAGTTTAAGAGGATTAAAATTATGGCATTAGTATCCCCAGGAGTCGAGGTAAGCGTAGTTGATCAAAGTCAATACGTTCCTGCACCGACGAATTCAGTTCCTTATATCTTGATTGCGACAGCACAAGATAAGACAAGTGGAACATCTACATCGACAGCGACTGGCACGACAGCGGCCAACGCTAACAAAGTTAATTTGGTAACAAGCCAGAGAGAATTGGTTTCATTATATGGTAACCCGACTTTCTACAACACAAGTGCTGGTACACCAATTAACGGTTATGAACTAAACGAATACGGCTTATTGGCGGCATACTCCGTGTTGGGTATTTCCAACAGAGCATACGTACAGCGAGTTGACGTTGATCTGAACGCATTGGCGGCATCATTGGCACGTCCATTGGGAGAGGCAACTAACAACTCATGGTGGTTAGATACTGCCGAGACCAAATGGGGCATACATGAATGGTCAGCATCAACAGAGACATTTACCAATAAAGTTCCGACAGTTATCACATCAACAGATGACTTGACCGGCGGCGTGCCTAAGACATCTATCGGTGCTGTTGGTAGTTACGCTGTGGTTGCTACGAATGCCAACAATCCAGTTTACTACAAGAACAGAGACAACAGTTGGGTGTTAGTGGGATCAGATGATTGGCATAACAGCCATGCTACCGTGACAGGCACAGTTTCATCTGCTTCATTAACGAACGGAAACAGCATAGTCATCCAAGGTACGACAGTTACCATTGGCGGTACTACGCTAACAGACCTTAAGACTGCTATCAACTCAGCGGCTATCGCTGGTGTTACAGCAGATGTTGTTAACAACAAGATTGAGATCTACGCTGACTCAGAAGTGTCAGTTGATGGATCAAGTTTAGAAGGTGCTTTAGTATTAGCAAACGGCTCAGGCTCTATCCTCACTGACGCTGGTTTGTCAGCGGGCACATATTACTACCCAAGATTACAACAGTCACAGCACTATACCAACCCACGTTGGAAGTCAACTGACACTGCTCCTCGTCCTACAGGTTCTGTATGGATCAAGACCACAGCAGTTAACAACGGTGCTGAGCTAGTTATTAAGAGATACAACTCAACCACAAACGTTTGGACTACAACAAGTGCTCCTATCTATGAAAATGATCAGACAGCACTTAAGAACATCGATCCAAGCGGTGGTGGTAAGAACGTTGCGGCTGACACATTATATGTTCAGTATGACTCAACAGAGGCAGACAACGCAACTTACAAGGCATATTACAGATACGCAACAGGTGAGACTGTCGTCACAACAAACAACGACACATCAACACCGACATTCGTTGCGTCTGAGACATTCACTATCCAAGCAAGTGCTAAGAACTCAACGACTTTAACTTCGGCGGTTACTGTTGCATTGAGTGGTACAACAGTTGCTGACTTCGTAAGTGATTTCAACAGTGCCAACGTTGCCAACACTGTAGCAAGTGTCACAGCAACAGGCGAGATCCAGATCAAACACACAGAAGGCGGTGTTATCGTACTTAAAGATACATCAGGTACTCCTGTTGCTGATGCTGGCATTTCAAGCACATTGGATAACGTTAGAGCAGGTAATGACTCAGACTTAGTATTATCTAACTATGTTCCATTAACATACACAGCAAAATTAAGTGAGCCTACACAGGATCCAGCAGATGGTACTTACTGGTACTACTCAGCGAGCGATCAGTGGGATATCATGATACAGGACGGCGGCGCTTGGAAGGGTTATCAGAACGTGGATCCAGATTCACGTGGCTATGACTTATCAGCAACTTCGCCAAACGGTCCTATCGTGAGCGCCAGTGCTCCAACATTACAGTCAGATGACTCGGCACTTGTGTATGGTGATCTTTGGATCGACACCAGTGACTTGGAAGACGTTAAGATCAAGCGTTGGCAGTCAGTGAGCTCAGTTGATCAATGGGTGACCATTGACAAGACGGACCAAACGACAGAGAACGGTGTGTTATTTGCTGATGCTCGTTGGGCAGGCAATGGCACGACAGATCCTGTCACCGACGACTTACCAACAATCAAGTCATTATTGACAAACAACTATCTTGACATTGACGCACCTACGGCAACATTATATCCAGAAGGTATGTTATTAGTTAACACTAGACGTTCCGGTTTCAACGTTAAGCAGTTTGATTCAAACAGATTTAACGGCGTTGACTATCCAGATGACACTTTACCGACTGAGAAGGATGCTTGGGTTACGGTTTCAGGTAACAAGGCAGATGGCTCAGCATATCAAGGACGTAAGGCTGTACGTAAGATCGTAACAGACAAGTTAAAATCAGGCGTGGACGCAAACACAGCGATCCGTGAGGAACAGAGACAGTTTAACTTATTAGCGGCACCTGGTTATCCAGAATTGATCCAAAACCTAGTAACATTAAACAACGACAGGAACAACACAGCATTCGTGGTCGGTGACACACCGATGAGATTGGAAGACACAGGTACTGCTGTCGTTAACTGGGCAACGGATGCGTTCGGTGCTGGTATTGACAGTGAAGACGGATTAGTAACAGCAGACCCATATGCGGCTGTGTTCTATCCATGTGGTAGGACAAACGACCTCTCAGGTAACACTGTTGTGGTTCCACCAAGCCATATGATGCTAAGAACGATAGTAAGATCAGATGAGATCGGTTATCCTTGGTTAGCACCAGCAGGTGGATTACGTGGTACCATCGATAACGCGACAGCACTAGGTTATGTCAGCTCATCAACGGGTGAGTTCACACAGACCGCTGTCAGACAGGGACTACGTGACACGTTATATGAGAACAAGGTCAACCCATTGACTAACTTACCGGGCGGTGGCTTACAGAACTACGGTCAGAAGACCGTAGCATCGACTCCATCAGCACTTGATAGGATCAACGTATCAAGACTCGTTGCTTACCTACGTGACAGATTAGAGACACTTGGTAGAAACTACATCTTCGAACCAAATGACACATTGACACGTAACGAGGTCAAGCAAGCGGCTGAACAGTTACTGAACGATGTTACTGCTAAACGCGGTATCTATGACTACTTGGTTGTGTGTGATGACACTAACAACACACCAGCACGTATTGATAGAAACGAACTTTATGTTGACATCGCTATCGAACCAACCAAGTCGGCAGAGTTCATCTACATTCCGATCAGAATCAAGAACACTGGCGACATACAGGCAGGTAATTTATAGTATAGAATAATATACGCAGATAATGGCACTTCGGTGCCATTTTTTGTGACCAGCAGTTGATAAATACGATACATAAGAAACAAGGAGAAATACACATGGCAGTTTCATCATTAACAAAAATGACAGTGCCTTTAGCATCAGATCAGTCTAATGCTACACAAGGTCTGTTAATGCCCAAATTAAAATATCGTTTTAGAACGGTATTTGAGAACTTAGGTGTTTCAACACCAAGAAGTGAACTAACCAAACAGGTTATCTCATTCGCTAGACCATCAGTGAGCTTTGATGACATGACTATTGACCTATACAACTCACGTATGAGATTGGCAGGTAAGCACACCTGGGAAGATGTCACAGTTGAATTACGTGACGATGCCTCTGGTAGTGTTGCCAAGCTCGTTGGTGAGCAGTTACAGAAACAACTAGACTTCATGGAACAGTCATCAGCCGCGGCTGGTATTGACTACAAGTTCATCACACGTTGTGAAGTGTTAGACGGCGGTAACGGTGCTAATGAACCAAACGTGTTAGAGACATGGGAACTATACGGTTGTTACCTAACATCAGTTAACTACAACGACTTGAACTACGGTGAATCAGCACCAGCAACAGTGTCATTGACTATTAGGTTTGATAACGCTGTACAAACACCATTGGGTGCCGGCGTTGGTACTAGTGTTGGTAGAGCATTAGGCGAAGTAGTTACAGGCTAATTTAGATGGCAGGCATCTTCGGGGACATTCTTAAGGGGTTCCTGGGCAGTGACTATCTAAAAGATTATAGGCACGCATCCAAGACCTTTAGGTCGGCTGGCTACGAGCTCGCACCACGTTACAAGTTTTTATTTCATGTGTATTTTAACTTGAACGTGGCAGAGTTGCCTAGTCTTAGGTCAGCATTTGGAGCGACGGACCAAAGCAAGTTGAGCTTGTTGGTCAAGAACATCACGTTGCCTAACTATTCTATTGATGTTGATACCTTCAATCAATACAATCGCAAGAGACTGGTACACTCGAAGATCAATTACGAACCAGTTACCGTGGAGTTCCACGACGACCATGGCGACTTGGCACGTAGCCTATGGTTCAAATACTTCCAATACTACTACAAGGATCCCAGCCAGCCCTACGGAACGGTAGAGGGCAACACGGCATTATCAAATCAAGCACCTGGTGCCAGATCTGATTACAATAGAAGAGATATCTATGATCAGCAACGTGCCGGCAACGATTGGGGTTATTCAGCGGAAGATGGCGGTTCTGGAACGAAACCGAGCTTCTTTAAGGACATCACGATATATGGCATGAGCCAACATAACTTCGTGTCATACACATTGATCAATCCACAGATCACATCATACAGACACGACACCTATGATTATTCTGAAGGTGGCCAACCAATGGCCAACAGCATGGAGATCAGATATGAGACAGTCAAATACGGTGCTGGTGCCATCAATGGTAGCACAGGAGCACCTATACCAGGTTTCGCACAGGCAGAACACTACGACAAGGAGCCAAGCTCATTGAGCCGTGCGGGATCCAACAATAGCATACTGGGCCAGGGAGGCCTGCTAGATGCTGGTGTTGGTGTTGTTGAGGATCTGGCATCAGGTAACATACTGGGTGCGGCCAAGAAAGTGGGCAGAGTCGTACAGACTGTTGATAGAGATGGAATCAAAGGAGCCAAGAAAGAAGTATTGGGTGCCGTGATCAGAGAAGGAATACCTGCGGCCACGAAGGCAGTTACTAATTTCCCAACCCCGCCCAGAAAGGCTGAATATAACTCAAACCTTCCTGATTCGGCATTAGAGAACTACGTGGCATTTCCAAATGGTCCTAAACAGGATACAACTACAAACAACAGGCCAACAACTTTGGTCAACGCGAATACCAATTCGCCTGTAAACACCGCAGGTGGCCCAGCCCCAGGAGTCAGGGGATATTCTAGATCTGACTTGACGGAGACCATCACCAATGCCGACGGTAGCGTGACCACGACGACAAGACAGACAGTAACATACAATGGTCCCGTGAACAGCACCGCAGAAATCAACAGAAACACATAATGGTAGGTTAAATACTATTATGGGCACAGTTAACGTAACAAAAGACACACAGGAACAGTCAGTAACACTGACAGATGAGTTCTATAAGAAGACCACATCGATCAGTCAGAATGACTACGAGATAGTTAGGACATTCTTCAAGTCATATGGATATGATAACGACATCGCAGATGACTTCACTGCGGTATTCTTCCAGATCCTGGACGCATACAACATAACACAAGACGAACTGCTCAAGGAATTCAAGGCCTCGGGAGATGCCGTTACACTATCACAAACGGTGGCATACTATCTCAACGGCCTTAGATCAAAATCAACTTTGGTGGGCGTCAGCGTGGTACAACAACCTAACTATTACGCGGCCCGAAACGTGGTCAAGTAATGGCCAAGTGGGCACAGGGAGACTACGTCCTACTCAATCCCGAGAAGTACGTGGGCACGAAAGGACCCCACTACCGCTCAGGTTGGGAACACGCTTTCATGAGATTCTGCGACACACACCCTAGCGTCACCAAGTGGGCCAATGAGTCCGTCAAGATACCCTACAAGGATCCTTTCACTGGCAGACAACGCAACTACATACCTGACTTTTTAGTACAGTACCAGAACAAACATGGTAAATTAATAACGGAACTGGTAGAAATTAAACCAAAGAACCAGAGCATCATTGAGAGCAAGAACCAGAACCGTAGGTTGAGAGAGACAGTTGCCCTCAATCATGCCAAGTGGGAACAGGCCGCTCGTTGGTGTAAGGCCAACGGCATAACCTTCCGTGTGGTAACAGAGGAAGACATATTTAGGAGTGGTGCTAGATAATGACTAAGAAATTAGAAGAGATGTTTGATCTTGATCCCATCGAGGAACAGGAAGAGAACGAATTAACGACACCGATAGAACAGGCAAACACACCCATTCCCGCGGATACCATTAAGAATATCGATAAGATAGAGTCTGCACTACCCACGGTAAAGGGACTGGAAGCCAGCGATCAGGAGATGGATGAGCTGGGACAACTGGCACAGGACTCCTACAAGGACCTGATGGATCTGGGAATGAACGTGGATTCACGCTTTGCCAGTGAGATATTCGGTGTGGCCAGCGGTATGCTAGGACATGCCATAACCGCAAAGACGGCCAAGATCAACAAGAAACTGAAAATGATTGATCTACAGTTGAAGAAGGCACAGTTAGATCAGAGAGAAAAACAGATAGCACACAAGAAGGGTGAGAACATAGAGACGGGAGAGGGACACATCCTGGATCGCAACGAACTCCTGGAGCAACTACTGAAAAATAAAGACTCAAATGAATAAAACTGTATAAATACAGTCAAGGTAGGGAAAAATTATGAAAACATATTACGAATATTTAATAGAAGCAGAACAGACTTACAAGTACAGGGTCAAGGTTGCTGGTGGATGTGACGCAGAGTGCCTGAAGGAACTCGAATCACAGTTGGGCAAGTTCGATCTAGTGAACATGAGTTCACCCAAGACGACACCTGTCATGGAACAGCCAACTGATTTTCCTGGCGTCAAGAACATGGAAGTCTGCTCATTTGACGTTGAGATGGCATATCCAGCAAGTGCTGACGCACTATATGAAATGCTTGAGGCATGCACGAACAAGCCCAAGTCTCAGATCAAGGTGGTCAGCGAGCATTTCGCTAAATCCTGGGAAGAGAACGAGGGTTCCGAGCCAGAGGAAGGCCCGATCCTAGAGAAGGACATGCCGGACTGCCCGGAAGCCAAGAAAGCAGGTGAGGATTATGCTGATCCATCACACGCCCTACCAGAAAAGACAACGAGATTCAAGTTTGCGGCTCCAGAAACACCAAAGGCACAGACAACAAATGATTTACCGATGGGTGATAAGTCAGCCATGGGTAGCGTGAAACCAAAACTACCAGACGTTAAGTCGTTTGCTAGATAGGAGACATAGACCATGGAAATGTATGACGTATTAAACAAATTAAAACAAATTGAAAACCCAAATGAGGATCAAGCAAGAGCCATTGAGAACGCAGAGAAGATGAACAACCCTACCAACCCTGCGACTACCAATACTCTAATGCCTCAAACACAAGAAGTTTCGGCAACAGGTCAAGACGTATATCAACCTGTGGCAGAAGAAACTCCTGTAGAATATGCTAAACTAGCAGGTATCCAAACATTAAATGTTCAAACAGATGCTCCTGACACTACAAACGAGTCAGTTGAAGTAAAAGAAAAAGCGTTAACAGAAGCAGAATGGTTTGTAAAAGCCACTGATCTTGTTACATATGAAATGGATGTAGAAGCAAACTCTAAACAAGAAGCTGAAGCAAAGGCGTATGATATCTTACAGAGCGAAGATAAGGAAGACTACTCAGCAGGCGGCGAAGGTGCAATAGTCCAAAGTGTTCAGATGTATGAAGGCGTTGAGGAAACGATCGAAGAAGCAAAACCAGACTTCCTAGACTTGGACAAGGATGGTGACAAAGAAGAGTCAATGAAGAAAGCGGCCAAAGATAAAGAAGATATGAAAGAAGAAGACACTACTCCAGAGCAGTATGAGAAGAACGAAAAAGTTTCTGAGGAAGTAGAAGAAATTGAATTAGACGAAGCATATGATCCTGCCCATGTTAAAGGTATCGTTGACAAACATGAGAAAGAAGGACACAAAGTTCAAATGGATCGTCCAGAAGATGGTGCTCAAGGCTTTACTGTTACATTCAAAGATGGCAAGAAACGCCATTACAAATATACACAAGGCGGTGTTAAAGTTCAATCATTGGAACCTGAAGAGCCACTAGTGGATCCAGATGCTCCTAAGAGAGAACGTGGACGTCCCAAGAAGGAGTCAGAGGAGTTGAACCTAGACTCTATGATGGAAGACTTCGAGAAGAAATACACAGAACAGTTGAATGAGGGTGTCACATTGACACAGTCAATCGATGATCAAGGTAACGAGAACGTGAACGTCAGTGCTAACGGTGATCACGTTGACATGATCAAGAATCTACTAAAACTATCTGGCATGCGTTCAGATGGATACAAGGAATACGAGGGCGAGGAAGAGGCAGTCGAGGAAGAAAGAGAGATCGAGTACTCCAACACTCCAAAAGAACGAGTTGCTGACGTTGACACACAGTTGAACAAGATGTCAGGTGGCGTTAACGAACCCAAGCCAAAGTCAGCGGCAAAATCTAACTCATTCCCCTTACATGAAAAGGAAGAAGATCTAGCAGAGAGCATGATGGATCTTTACAAGGAATATAAGGATTCTGAATAATGTCTTTCAAGAAGTATCTAGCAGAAGCAGAGAGGAGCCATGCCAATCCAGTAACGGATGACCATGTTGACTTCATCATTAACCTAGACACGGTGATCGAATCCATCGTTGAATCACACGATGACGAGTCAATCACATTGATCATGGATGAGGACTGCCAGGCCATGCTTGAAAGTTGCGGATGCCAGTTTGAACCAGGCGTTGAGTTCGCAGTGTTCGACGAGGCAGAGTACCAGGGCAAACAGGTAAAACTGAATGATCCCATCAGGACCTCAGAGAATCCAAAGAAAAAATTCAAGGTATATGTCAAGGACCCCAAGTCAGGCAACGTGAAAGTTGTACGCTTTGGCGATCCCAACCTATCAATCAAGAGAGACGATCCAAAGAGACGTAAGTCATTCCGTGCCAGACATGGCTGTGACAAGGCGTCTGCGAAAGACAAGACCAAGGCAAAATACTGGTCGTGCTACCAGTGGCGTAAAGGCGCAAAGGTCAACAACTAATGCGTGCCAAGGACTTCATAACTGAGGCTCCTTACGGTGGCATGGGCGGCAAGCGTCCCGGAAAGATGAACAAGCAACACGCCGCGGCAACTCCCGGAGCATATACAGCAGACATGGACAGATACTATGGCATGTATCGTGCCAGCATGTTGATGGCACGTGCCCCTGGTGACGATTCAGACATAGACACAGAAGCATTCATAACAACCAGACCATACATGGGCGCCTACACAGAGGCAGAACGCAAGATGATTGATGCCGCGAACAAGGCCATGGGTCTCAAGACAAAACCAGAAGCAGAGGGACCATCCGGAGAGATGGAAGATACCAATAAGCAATCACCAGTGATGGGAGCAAAATGGCAGAGGAAAAAGAACAAGTAAGGTGTAAGAACTGCGGGTGCAACGCACACTGTGGCATGAGTTGCCAGGAGTGTTGGGAATGTACCGAGTGCGAATGTACCTACTGCGAGGACTGGGAAGAATAGATTTTTAAAACATTAACCGGGGGGTTAAGATGTACGAGTATAGAGTTCACGTCAATAGAGTCGTTGACGGTGACACGGTAGACGTGGATATAGACTTAGGATTTGGTGTTTGGTTAAAGGATGAGCGTGTAAGAATAATGGGCATTGACACACCAGAATCAAGAACACGTGATAAAGTAGAGAAAGTATTTGGTTTAGCATCAAAGGCTAGATTAAAATCACTGCTAGGAAAGACAGCAATTCTTAAAACACAAATCAATAAAAATGGAGAGGATATGAAAGGCAAATTTGGACGTATCCTAGGTGACTTCGTTGCACCCGACGGAAGAATGGTTACGGACATTCTCGTTGAAGAAGGACACGCTGTTGCATACTTTGGCGGATCAAAAGAAGAAATACAAGCCAAACACCTAGTCAACAGGGAAAAACTGTTACGTGAGAACGTCGTGGACAGGGCAGAGTATGACGCGGCAGTGATCAAGGAAGCACGAGAGAAGAAATGAAGATCAGAGAAGTAGTAAACGAGAAGAAGACCAAGCAACGCCTAGATCCCAAGTGCTGGAAGGGTTACAAGAAACAGGGCACCAAGATGAAGGGCGGAGTCAAGGTCAACAACTGCGTTCCTAAATAACATCGTTCCGTTAAGGTAAATAGTGTTATGGCACTTAACGGAATATCAACACAATCATCAAAACAGCTCAAACAAGAGCAGAAACTTGAAATCGCCGAGGCAAAGAGACAGGGCAAGACGGTCACAGCCGCGGCAAGTTCATACTCCATCACGGGCAGTGGTGATGACACTGTCAACTATTACAGATCACTAAACGTAGAGAGCATTGATCTATTACCAACGAAATACTCTGGCAACGCCATAGTAGATAATACAGCGGACGGCGACGTATTGACCTTGGGGAGACCATGGGGAGCGGCCTCGGTAGGTGTGTTAGTCACACCGGCAGATGATCCAGAAGAAGCAGTTTCACCAACCACGTTTGTGACCTTACAGTTCTGGTATGATGGTGCTGACACTGATCAGTTCGTTCCGAGTGCGACTGATGAGGGCAAGATCACTCAGTGGACTGATAAATCCGTCCTGGCACATAATGCCAATCCAAGTGGTGGTGCCGCGGCGAGACCAAGTTACGAGAACACCACACCGTTGAACGGTTATGGTTACTTAGAGTTTGACGGCAATGATCATTTAACTATCAACCCATTCACTGATCTACAGAGCCAACCAGGCTTCACGATGTTCATACTCAGCAAGTTTGATAACACCACGGGCACCAAACACCTGTCAGACACCACTAGCGGTGACTTGGCCATGTTCGCCAATGGCACGACAATGACAGTGGGCATGGAGGGTGCGACAGCAACAGTGGCTAGTGAGGCTAACACCAATTGGGCCATACACACATTAGCGTTTGACGGTAGCCAGACTGGCAATGCCGCAAGATTAGTATACAGAAAAGATAAGACTGCCAAGACACTGTCATTCACGGGCACCGTGGGAGCGACAACCAACGCATCACAGACAACATTTGACTTAGGTAATGAGAACGGTGGCGGGTCAAACGGACACGTGGGCTACATGGCAGAGGCCATACTGTTCAAGAAGGCACTGACCTCCGCAGAGATACAGAACATTGAGAACTATTTGAGCAACAAGTGGGATTTATAAGGAGTTAACGTGTTTACCAGGATTAATGTTCCCTTAGTCCAAGATCCTAAATGTTCAACACCATTGGTGTTCGCACCCTACGCCAAAGACTTCCAATACTATGACAAGGATGGCTTCGAGCTCTGCATGGCAGAACGCAGATACTACGACATGGAGCGCCATCCCATCACTGACCCCATACTGAACCATTGTTGTTGGCAACAGACATGGTTGAAGATAGATCATCCCAAGCTCATACTGGATCATGCCATGCTGTTACACAGATGTGACTTCCAGGACGGAGCACGTGAGCAGTTGACGGAGATCAAGAAGAGGATACCACAGGCAGACCTACTGTTACGCACCAGACAGCAGTGGGGGTGGGACTTTGACTTGGACGGTGTCACCGATGACGGAGAGGTCTTCGAGGTATTGCACGTCGAATTGGACTTCAACGACTTCGAGCAGTTCGAGTCGAGGCTGTACGAGTTCGAGGAACGCATAGAACAGATAGATTGGGACTATGCCGCGGAACGCATATGGTCAATGAGGGATCATTGGCTACCCCTAAAAGGTTTCGCACAGAATGATTGGAAGGCTAAGTATTTGCTAGGATGGGACCGGAGTGAATACACTGAAAAAGCCGTATAAGGAGTTCGCTCCGGACTACGAGATCATAAACACCACCAAATTTATCTACCACCCGTAATAGACACGATAAGTAAGTCAAACAACTAGGAAAGAGAAAATGTTTGACGCGGCAAAATTAAAATTATACTACGACTTCCTGCTAAACACTATGAAGGACGAGGGAGAGATTCCTGAGCTACAAGCGGTAGTGGGTCAGGTAGTGGAACAATTCATCAAACCCTTAAAACTTAAAAAGACAGCCAAGATATTGGACGTGGGCTGTGGCGTGGGCTACTTCATGGATGAGATGAAGTCGATGGGCTACAAGGACTTGACCGGAGTCACATGGACCGCGGGTGACATCGAGGCCTGTGGGAAGAAGAAACACAAGGTCATCAAGGGAGATATCAACTTCATCAAGGACGATGACGACAAGTATGATCTCATATTCTGTAGGCACTCTCTCGAACATTCAGTGTTCCCCATGATCGCTCTCATGGAATACAACAGATTGCTCAAGAAGGGTGGCTTGCTGTATGTCGAGATGCCGGCTCCTATGAATGCCCGACAGTACGAGAATTGGGACACGCATTATTCCGTGATGAACGAGGTTATGTTACAGAGCCTCATCATGAGGGCGGGATTTGATGTAGAGTGGTATCGCAACGCCAGCGTGCCTATCACACACAACGAGACCGGACGAGTAACACAGGACACTTATAACTGCGTATTGGCGAAGAAAAAGGCCACGTTAGCAGTTAAATAACTGTATGGACATCAAAGACTTAAAGAGGCTAGCAGGCGTTAAAGACACACCTGATATGGGAGAAAACATATCTCATACAGCATCTGAAAAAGCGGCCTATCAACGTAAACATAATATTAGACCAGGTGATAAAGAGTGGTTCCAGTTGTGGTTTTCACAACCTCACTTAACAGGTGAGAACCCAATGCCCAAAGGTAAGTAATGGCACAAAAATCATTAGACGGTGTATTAATTAAAAAAGCTCACAAGAAGATGAGCTACACTGTTGAACAGATAGAGGAGTTCAAGAAGTGTGCTGATCCTAAAACAGGTCCTAGATATTTTCTAGAGAATTTCTTTCACATACAGCACCCTACCCGTGGTGGTATCAAGTATGATCCCTATGAATACCAAGAACGCTTGATAGACACATATCACAACTATCGCTATTCAATAT